CAGGTCATCAATGCACTTGCAAATGCTGATCGTGGAACAATCGATGGCATCAGCCGCGAAACTTTAGTTGCAGAAGGTATGACATTTGAGCTGCCTCGCGTAACGGCTGTCCCAACAGTATTGCCAATCGATGAAAATGATCCAATTACAGAATCATCACTATCTGCAACCTTTTTATCCGTTTCTGTTCAGCCTTTCAAAGGCCGTGCAATTTCCACAGTAGAACTCATTGACCGAAGCCGGCCAGAGTACCTAACAGCTTTGCTCCAGAATCTTGAGTTTGCTTATGCAAAAGAGACTGATGAGTATGCACTTGCAGCAATGCAAGCGGCCGTCACTACTGTGACAGCACAATCAGCAAATTCATCAACCGGATTTCTTGGATACACATCTAAGGCAGCCGCAAATGTTTATGGCGCATCACTTGGATTTGCTCGCTCATTGATCGTCTCGCCGACCCAGTGGGGAAATATCATGGGATATAACGACAACGGCTCACCGCTATACAACGCAGCACAACCATCAAACGCAGCTGGAAATGTTCGCGGAGATTCATTGCGCGGTGTAGTTTCACCGGGCTTGAACCTTTATGTTTCACGCTCATTTGGTAACGCTGGCACAACAACAGCCGATGGCGATTCTTCAATGGTTGTTGTCAATCCAGATTCATACACATGGTACGAATCTCCACGCTTTACGCTACGCAGCAACATCAACAGCGATGGAACAATTGACATCCTGTACTACGGCTATGGCGCACTAGCTGCCAAGGTGCCAAACGGCGCACAATTTAACAACCTCCCATAAATCACTATCGGTAGCGGTCGCTCCCGAACGCTACTGACACGAAAGGAACCGAGATGCCATCAATAGTTACAGCCTCGCAGCTGAGAGCGATTCTTGGTGTCTCGGTTTCTTTGTATAGTGATGCTCAATTGGATTCTTACATAGATTCCGCAGAGCAAACGATTTTGCCTTTACTTACGCAATACCAATCATCGGTGACTTTTGCCAATGTGGATGAATCCGTCATTTATTTCACCACAATGCGGCCAAATTACTTTGTGCCGGGTCAATCTGTTGTTGTTACCGGGGCCGGAACTTACAGCGCGACTTATACAGTCACCGATGATCGGATTGAGCCATACACATTTACAGCTGCAACAAATGCGGCTAATCGTGATTATCCATTGCCGTTTATTCCAGCGGCAACAGCAACATTGAGTGGATCATCGGCAGCGCAGCTGTACGCATCGACACCACCAATTGAAAATGCAATCTTGGTTGTGGCCGTTGAGATTTTTCAGAGCATCACAGCTCCGGGCAATCAGATCATGTCAGACAATTTTCAGCCGTCACCATTTATTCTCGGCCGCAGCTTGAGCAATAGAGTGATTGGCTTGCTTGGCCCATTTTTAGATGTTGAAACGATGTGTCAATGAGCATCGAAACCGAAATCCGCACACCATTGAAAACGGCACTTTCAACCATTGCCGCCAATGTGTACAACGGCATCCCAGAGACAATGACATCACCCAGCATTTGTTTGATCCCGGATGCACCTTATTTGGAAAGCGTTTTGATAAATGGATCAACCACAAAAGTCAAGATCAATCTGACTGTGACTGGCGTTGTTGGATACATGAACAATGCCGCAGCTTTGGACAATTTAGAAAAATTGATGATCAGCATCATCGGAGCAATGCCAGTTGGGTACGAAGTTGGCAATGTTAATCAACCACAACCATTGGAAGTCGGTGCAGGTAAATACCTCACGGCCGATTTACAAGTAAGCACCTACTACACCAATTAAGGAGATCAAATGAGTACAGTAATCATTACCGGCCGCGATGTGTCTTTCACGCTAGATACAAAAGTCTATGCTGCACAGACAACATCGGCAACGCTGGCATGTGACACCACAATCGAAAGATACACAACACTTAACGGCCCAGCTTATAGGTCGGTCGATAAGCAATGGACTTTCACAATTGAACTTTTGCAAGACTGGGGATCAACAGCTACGCAAGGCTCATTGTTTGAAAACATGTGGAATAACGCAGAAAACAACGCAAACACGCCTGTTGCTGTTTCTTTAACAGCTGCTACTGGAGCGGTTTTCACTTTCACAGTTTTGCCAATTTTTCCATCAGCTGGCGGTGCTGCTCCGGGAGCACTCACAGACACATGGGCATTGACAGTCATTGGCCAACCTACTGAAACATACAGCTAAGAAAAGAATCGGGAGCAAATAAATGAAACTAGCGATCACAATTGAATACACGGCTGGGGAGAGCGCGACCTATACCGCGCTCCCACCAGAGTGGGTCAAATGGGAACAAAAGACCGGCAACACGATCCAGCAAGTACAAGACAAGCTGGGAATTGCCGATCTAATGTTTTTGGCATACCACGCAATGAAGCGCGAGGCAGCTGGAAAACCTGTCAAACCTTTTGAAGTGTGGTGTGAAACTGTGACTGACATAAACATGGGAGAAACCGAAAACCCAAAAGTTACGAATCCGGATCAATAAACCGGATTATTTGGGAATTGGCTATCGATACGGGGTTGTCACGATCAGAGTTTCAAACAGCTGAGGACATTTTAACCGCTTTTGAGATACTAAGGAAACGAAATGGCAACTGAGTCAATCACTTATGACAAAGCTCAATTGCGCGGCATTTTACAGGCTTTCAAAGGCATGGACGATGCAGCTGTACAACAGGCCAAAGGCGTATCAAATGGCTTGGCCACTTATGTGCAATCAAAAATCAAAAGTGCAGCTAGTGGCCGACCAAACAAAGCGGCCAGCCGTGTTGCTGATGGATCGCGTGTAAGCAAATCATCAAAGATTGGTGAATTGTCATTTGGCTTTGTTTCTCAGAAATTTAGCGGTGGCGGTACGACTCAACAGCTTTGGGGCGGTTACGAATTTGGATCAAATAAATTCAAGCAATTCCCGGTGTGGTCAGGTCGTGAAGGTCGCGGCTCAAGAGGATACTTTATTTATCCAACCTTGAGAGCTGAACAACCTCACATCATCGCTCAATGGGAAGCTGCATTTACTAAGATTTTGAAGGAGTGGTGATGGCTGGTCAAAGTAGGACACTCAAACTTTCCATTTTGGCTGACATTGACAACCTCAAAAAAAATCTTGGTTCAGGCTCAAAAGAGGTCGAAGGTTTCGGCTCAAAGCTCGGTGGATTTGCCAAAAAAGCCGGTGCCGCTTTTGCCGTAGCTGGTGCAGCCGCCGGAGCCTATGCAGCCACATTGCTTGTCGATGGTGTCAAATCTGCCATCGAGGATGAAGCAGCTCAAGCCAAATTGGCAACCACACTCAAAAATGTCACAGGTGCCACAAATAACCAGATCAAAGCTGTTGAGGATTACATAACACAAACAGCATTGGCCAACGGCATCACCGATGATCAATTGAGGCCATCGCTTGATCGACTGATTAGATCAACGAAAGATGCGACCAAAGCACAGGAATTGCAATCTTTGGCGTTAGACATTGCAGCCGGTACAGGCAAAGACCTTTCGGCCGTTTCTGAGGCATTGGGCAAGGCATACGATGGCAACCTAGGAGCACTCAAGCGTTTGGGTGTTGGCATCGATGATTCAATTATCAAATCAAAGAATTTTGATGCTGCCGCAGTTGCACTTTCAAAAACCTTTGAAGGTCAGGCATCAAAGCAAGCTGAGACATTTCAAGGCAAAATGGCGCGGCTAACTGTCGCATTTGATGAAGCCAAAGAAACTGTCGGATCGTATGTGCTTGATGCACTCACACCATTGATCAGCAATTTTGTGGACAAAGGCATCCCAGCAATTCAGGATTTTGCCAGCAATTTGGGCAAGACATTGGGGCCAGCATTTGGCGAGATTTTTAAAGTCATCAAAAATGATTTGCTGCCAATTCTAACAACATGGTGGAAATTCTTATACAACGAGGTAATTCCAGCAATCGGATCGGTGGTAAGGCCAATCCTTGAAGGCTTGCAATCTGCTTTCAATAAGATCAAAAAAGCGATTAGCGACAATTCAGAGGAATTGCAACCTTTTTACGATGCACTCGCCAAGGTCTGGGACTTTATCAAAAAGTATTTGGCACCACTTTTGGGCGGTACTTTCAAAACGGCTTTAGAAGGCATCGGCACAGTTATCGGTATCCTCGTGACAGGCTTTGGAAAGTTGGTCACTTTAATTACTAACACAATCAATAAATTGAAAGAGTTTGTGAATTTCATCAAAGATAATCCGGTTACACGCTTTTTTGGTGGCATTACAGGTGCCAGCTTTGAAGGCAATGCTGTATCTCAAGGCTTGGTGTTTGGTGGCGAGGATGGATCAGGTGGTCAAATCACCGGTGGTGGTTTCCAGACTGGCACGCCAACAACAATTTTTGCTCCAAATCCAAATTCACCGACATTTACAGGCGCACCACTTGAGGCTTATTCACCGGCAATGCAGGCGGCAATTTTAAGGCGCGAGGAATTGAAGGCAGAAACCGAAAGATTGAGGCGCGCTCGCGAGGAAGCGGCGGCAGCTAGAGCAGCGGCCACAGGTGGGCTTTCCACAGCTGAAAGAATCGTGATCAATGTCAATTCAGCATCAATTATTGATGAGGAAGGTTTCAACCGGGCTGTGGTCGATGCGCTTAACAATTCCTACTATCGCGGCACAAATGGGCCGGGAAGCCTTGTGGCAATCTGATGAGCATTTTCAATCCCGTTTGGCGTGTCAAAGTTGGAGGCGTTGAATACACAAATGTTGCGCTGGCCAATCTGACTATTACATCAGGCCGGACAAACATTTATGAGCAAGCCAATGCCGGTTATGTAAATCTTCAATTGATCAATTTGGATGAATCTAACATCGACATTGAAATCAATGATTCTGTAAGTGTTGAGCTTAAAGATTCGACAAATACTTTTGTGCCAATTTTTGGTGGCACAGTCGTAGAATTTGACATTGGCATCACAGCATCGCGTGCGATTGGTATCAACCAATCCATTTCCATTTTAGGTTTAGGAGCTTTGGCCAGATTACCAAAAGCATTGACCGATGGGGTGCTTTCACATGATTTTGATGGCGATCAAATTTTGACAATTTTGACTGATCTATTGATCAACTCATGGAACGAAGTGCCAGCAGCTTTGCAATGGGCGACTTATGATCCAGCCGAGCAATGGCAAAATGCACAAAATACCGGATTGGGTGAAATTGA